AAGAATATGCCGATAAAATTGGTGAAGAAATAAATAAAGAATTAACCAAAAGAATTGGTTTTAATCCTTCAATTGGTGAGATATTCGAAATATTTTGTAATAACATTGAGGCGTATCTAAATGTAATCTATAACACTGCGTTAAATGCTGAAAATAAAAATGATGGTAGAGTTAAAATATTAGGTAGTAGATTAACGGATACGAGTAATAAGAGAATATATGCTTGGCCGATGTTATATAAAAACGATGGTACTGAAGAGTATTTAGGTGCCTACGAAAAAGTAATTAATAATGAACAATTTTTCCCAGAAGTAAAATTTGTTGAAAATTTAGCTTCTTCAATATCTAAACAATATCAAAGTACTAAAAATAATACACCTACATTAGATACAAAAGAAGTTGTATTTCCAATAAATCCAGGTGATTTAACTTATTATTATGAACCATATAATTTTGGTAATTTTACAGAAAATCAAAAGAATGAATTGGTTAAAAAGATAATTACAAGAGCGGTTATTGCAAATTCATATAGTGGTCTTAATAGCAAACTAAATGATTTAGCAAATGCTGAAGCGGCTGCATTGTATACTCTAACTAAAGATTTAAAAACTAAAAATGCGATTGCTAATTTTTTAACTAACCCAACAACTATTAATACGGTTGGATTGTTGGATATTGCGGTTAAAAATAATGTTTTAACTAAATCTGGTACAACATATTATACGACAGGTAATTTGTCATTAAATTTAGATTATAATAATATCACTAGTTATGTTAGTGGTTCTAGTACTGTATTTTTTGATACTGGATTTAATAGTTATTCTGCTGCGGATAAATTTTTCAAACAGCCTTATAATGAATTATATGATACAGTTAAGAAATCTTTAGGTACAAATAAAGATCTTGTGACTGAATTCACACCAAATAATAATAGTAATTTACAATTTAATACAACATATTATTCGTTAGAAGAGGATTTGACTAATATTTGTTGGGAAAAAAATGTGTTAGATAATACTAAAATACCTAAAACAGAAATCCTAATGGATTATATAGGTAAAGTTAAATCTGGGTATTCACAAGAAATATATAATTTGAATGAATCAGTTTCATATACGACATTCAGTAGTGATACATTAACCACATTATCATTAAACCCTAATATCATTACTAGTGATCAAATGAAAGGTATGTTAATATTATCAACTTACCCTTTTAAACCTATTGAAGAAGTTTTATCAAAATTAAAAGATACTAGTAAAGTAGTTAATTTACCACTTTCATATATGGCTTGGATTGGTGCTCATATGAAAAGACAACAGATTGTTAAGGTGTATGGTATAGAGATTTTTGGTTATTGGTGTGATGGGGTTAATCAAGAATTTGAATTTAATCAGTTTAGGACAGAAAATGATTATTTAAATGTTAGTAGTAAATTAAAGTATCCGAAAGAATTGCCAACACCATTTAATAATTTTAATTTATTTAATGATAAGATTAATGGAAAGTTTTTGGATATATTTGATGAATGGGTTAAGTACGCTAAATCAAGTGGTATTATTGATTTTTTTGATAAACCTTATGATGAGAATAATTTTAAAACTATTTTAAATTCAATTAATTATTCTTATAGTAACTTAAGTTATCCATTAATTTCTTATACACCGAATTTTTGGAATGTTTCTGAAGAACCTAATTTTAAGATTGATGAAAATGTTATCACTAATTACGTAAATATTTTTACCCAAAAATTTAATGAACTTAATAAGGTACCATTTGTTGAAGAAAAAAATCCTCAAACACCTATAAAAGTGGTTGATAATGATATAAAACAATCTGTTTATAGGGTTACAAAAAATATGTATGATAAATGGATTGCTGGTACTACTAGTAGTGGAGTAGGAGGTTCTTGTGCGGGATTTAATGTTAACGGTGATAAAAGTATTTATTCATATTTTAGATTTATAGATAAAGATTATAATAATGTTTCTGATAAGGCTAAAATAGATTTAAATTCATTAGTCACAATGTTAAATCAAACTAATTTAACATTTTTAGAAGTTGTTTCAAGAATATTAAGAGATAATAATTTTTTATTTTTATCTTTACCGACATTTATTGATTATTCCAAACCAGAAGAATATAAAAATATCTTTAAACCACAAACATCTATAACAAAACCAATTAGTGAACCATTATTTGTTGGAATATATAATTCAGGTAATTCTAAATTTTTAGAATTAGATAAAAAATATGAATATATTAATGATGGTTATGATTTTACTAATGTTAGTACATTACCAACAAATATGACTAATGGTGATACTAATAAGTCCGTTATGGCTTTTAGAGTTGCGTTTGGTGATGAGAATCAAAGTATATTTAAAAATATTACTATCAATCAAGAAGATTTTACTGAAACTGATGAATCTTTAAGGGCTTTAAGTGAATTAGTTGATAGAAAGGGTCCGACTCAGAAAGTTTTTAAAGGAACTAATTTATATAATGTTTATTCATTAAGGTCATATAATGTTAATTTTGATATGATGGGTAATGCAATGATACAACCACTAATGTATTTACAATTAGATAATATACCAATGTTCCATGGTGCTTATAGTATTATAAATGTTAGTCACGATATAACACCGAATACTATGAATACCAGGGTCAAGGCGGTTAGAAAATCTAAATTTAATGTACCAATTATTACCGATGCAACAACATTCTTACCTCTTGATTTAAATAAAAATTTAAAGATTGTTACTGATTTGAATGTATTAACCGCGGCTGCGGTTGGTAATAATGTAATAGATGTTAATACTCTTTCTAATTATCAAAGACCTATTGAAGGTAATATTGACATTACTAGTAAGAAAGGTATTAGAAATGGTAAATTACATAATGGAATTGACATTGGAGTTAGCATAAATACACCAGTAATCGCTTCTTGGTCTGGTATTGTTAATAGATTTACGGATCCAAATGGGTATGGGTTATATGCGATTATTGATCACTCAAATGGTACTGATAAACCATTTGATGACGGATATTATTATTATACTTTATACGCACATCTAAACGAAATTACGATTAAAAATGGTGATGGAGTTAATTCAGGGCAACAATTTGCTAAGAGTGGTGGTGAAAAAGGTGGGGTGAATAGTGGAAATTCTGGTGGACCACATTTACATTATGAGATAAGAAGAAGTTCTACTAAATTAATTTCACTAAAAAGTGGTTATTTTGCATTAAAAAATGAAAATATTTTAAATCCATCTGATTTTATTGGATATAATTTCACGGCAATCGCACAACAAGATAATCCACAAGATCATGGTCAATTAAATTCTAACATTGTATAAGATATTGTTATTTCCAAAAAAAATAGTTATATTTATTAAATGTTATTAGGATATATTGTTTCAAATGAAAAAATAAAATTGGATAATTTTGAGGTGGTTAAAACACTACCTAGTGATACCAATTTACCAAAATTAATAGTTGGTTTAGATTTTATTAGAAAATCGGATATTAAAATTTCTATTTTAAATAAAAATGTATCTAAAAATTGTTTTTGGACTTATTCATCTAAAGAAAAAAAATCTGATTATTTGGAAGATTTAGAAAAATTCAAAAAACATTGTACCGATAATTTTTTAAAGAACATAAAATATTTTTACATAGATCCGTTTAATTTAAAGTTTTCTCAAGTAAAAAAAATAATCAATAAATTCAATAAAAACACTGATGGATTATTTTATTACGATTCAACCATGTGTTACATTTATTTTGATGGAATTATATTTGGACTTCATTGGGATAGTTTAGAATATTTTAATATTAAAAAAAATAAAGTAATTGACTATATTAAATCAAAAAAATTTAATACTTTACCAAAGGACAACATATTTAATGAATGTATGATAGAATCTAAAGATTTTAATAATAAAAAGATTATACCATACCTTTATTATATAAAAAAATATGACAAACAAAATATTATTGGTAACATTTCTTAATAAAAAAATTTTGGATGACTTTTATGGTAGGTTAGAAAAATTTTATTCAATTAAAAAAGAAAATGTTTTCATTTTTTCATTAGATAGTGACGATGAAAGTTATATGGCAACTTTCAAATTAAATATGAATGGTAATATTAAACCTAATACTAAAGGTAAATTAAAAAATACCATTCAAGTCCATAAAAAAGGTGAATGTTTTTATACCATAAACGCGCTCAACAAATTAATACAAAAAGAATTTAATCTTGAAGAAGGTAATGTTGACTATAAAAGTTATCAAATTAACTGGGAATCATACCAAAACAAGATTTTGTTGGTTAGAGACGGGGAATTATTAATTCAAGACATAAAAAGAGTTATTTTCTAATTATCGATATATTTATAATATAATAATGTTTAATAAAAAATATTGTCATGTATAACGATAATAGTAAAAAACAAAAAGAAAATACTGATATTAAAGGAACTTTAGATAGTTTTTTATCAGATGATAAAACAAAACAAAACATTGAATGTAAAGAAGATGTGTGTTTTGTTAACGATGGGAAAGAAATCGTTGAAAGAATTGAAAAAAAATTAGTTACCAATGATGGTAGAAGATTATTAATATAATTTTATTTAACCAAAACCACTATGTCAAACGAAAGTAAAAAGAATTTATCGGAAGCATTAAAAAGATATAATTTGTTATCTGAATATAATTTCTACATTCCTCGTAAAGATGAGGATAACATGTATAAAGGTGAAGAAGAGACCTTAGATGAACAAGAAGTTGAACCTGCTGTTGAACCAACATCAGAAACAGAACCTACATCCGATGTAACTCCGTCAACAGATATTGTTACACCTACAGAACCAACTGAAAATTTACCAACACCAGAGATAGAAACAACTCCTACACCAGTAGAACCAACAACACCAGAAAGTGGAGAAGTTGAGGTTGATGTTACCGATATCGTAAAAGATACTAAAGAAACTAAAGAGGCGGTAAATAGTGGAAATCAAAAAGTTGATGAATTATTAAATAAATTAACTGACCTTGAAACTAAATTGTCGGCAATGAATGATTTAGTTAATAAAATTGAAGAACTTGAGGGTGAAATTGAAAAAAGAAATCCAACTCCAGAAGAAAAATTGGAGATGAGATCTTTTGACTCATATCCTTATAATCTTAAATTAACGGATTATTGGGCGGAAAAAGAGGGGGCTTACAATGTTTTAAATAACAACAAAAAAGTTGTACCTACAGAAGAGAAAGAATATGTTCTAACTCAAGGTGATGTTGAAAAGGATTATAACGAAGGAGAAGTATCCGATTCGTTCTATCCAGAGCAATAATTTTATTTTTTTTATTTTATTATTCGAGGGGGGCTTTACAGTCCCCTTTTTTTTTATTATAATTATTCATTGTTAAACAATTAAAATTTAAACAAATGTCAGAAAAACAAAATTCATTACAATCTATTTTAGATCAGTACGAAAAGAATAAATCATCAAAAGGTGGTGGTTTTGAGAAAAAAGAAGTTGATTTGACCAGATATTTCTCTGAAAAATTAAGAGAAGGTCAAAAATCGGATGAACGTAAAGTGAGAATATTACCAACAAAAAATGGTGAATCACCATTTGTTGAGGCATATTGGCATGAAGTTCAAGTTAATAAACAATATACTAAAATTTATTGTACAAATAAAAATGATGGTACAAGATGTCCATTATGTGAAGCTCATGAGGCTTTAAAAATGACTGGTAACGCAACAGACAAAGAACTTTCAAAACAATTTAGTCCAAGATTATTTTATGTGGTTAAAGTTGTTGATAGAGATAACGAAAAAGATGGTGTAAAGTTCTGGAGATTTAAACATTATTATAATGGTGAAGGTGTTTTTGATAAATTAATCCCTATCATTAAGAAGAGAGGTGATGTTTGGGATCCAAGAACTGGTAGAGATTTAACATTATCACTTGAAAGAGATTCTAAACAAAGAAGTAAATTAACATCTATTATGGATGAAGATCCTTCTATGTTAACTGATCCTAAATCTGAAAATGCTAAATCTTGGATGGGTAACGAAGAGACATATAAAGATGTTTATCGTCCAAAGAGTATCGATTACATGGAAGTTGTTGCTAAAGGTATGGAACCTGTTTGGGATAAAGAAAATAAAAAATTTGTTTCTAAAGATGAATTAGAAAGTAGACCAGGAGGAGATTTAGAGTCAGAAATTAAAATGATGAATTCATCTAAAAAATCTACAACAAACACAACTAAAAAACCAGTTCCAGTACCAGTAGTTGATGAGGATGATGAAACAGAATTAATTGATTCTCCTGAAGGTGAGAATGGAGATGATGAATTACCTTTCTAAAATATTAAAATATGTCAACAGAAAAAAGACCAAAAAAATCCTCAAGTGGGATTAAAAAACAAGAGTTTAGTTTAAATGATTTTAAAAAATCATCAGGATTAGATAATTCAGTAAAAGAAAAACCATTAAGTGTTATTCCATTATCAGATGCCTTTTTTGAGGCGACTGGTAATGCGGGTATTTATCAAGGATATACTAATATTTTTCAAGGTTGGCCAGAAACTGGTAAATCTACTGGAATGTTTGAATGTATTTCTTCTTGTCAAAAATTAGGTATTCTACCTATTATTATCGATACCGAAGGTAATTTTAATTGGGATTATGCTAGAAATGTAGGTGTTCAATTTGAAGAAGTTGTGGATGGGGATGGTGTTATTACCGATTACGAAGGATTTTTTATTTTTATGAACGGTAGATCTATTCTTAATAAATACGGTAAATTTAAACATGATGAAGGTAAAGAAGGTAGGGATTTAAGAAGTGAACCTTGTGTTGAAGATGTGGCAATGTTTATTAATGATATTATTGATAGACAAAATGCTGATGAATTACCTTATGATTTATGTTTTATATGGGATTCAATCGGATCAATTTCATCATACAGATCTATAATTAGTAAGAGTAAAAATAACCAATGGGATGCGGGTGCAATTTCAAATTCTTTCAATTCTATTTTGAATTTTAAAATACCTTCTTCTAGAATGGAAACTAGTAAATATACTAACACTTTTTTAGCTATACAAAAAATTTGGTATGATGGTATGAACAATGTTGTTAGGCCAAAAGGTGGAAATACCTTCACATTCGGAGGGCGTTTTATATGTCACTACGGAAACACAATTACCCCTGGAACATCAAAATTAAAGGCTGCTAGTGGTAATAAAACTTTTTATTTTGGTACTGAATGTAAAATAAAAGTTATAAAAAATCAAATTAATGGGGTTAGTTATGAAGGTAAAATTGCTTCAACACCTCATGGGTATTGGAACCCAGATAAAATAGATGAATATAAAAAAGAATATCGTTCTTATTTATTAGAGAAATTAGAGACAAATTCTGAGGATCTAATGATTATGAAAGAAGATGGTGATGAAAGTGAGGGTTAATCCTCACTTTTTTAGTTTTCATAATATTTAAAATTATACAATAATTATGTTCACTAAATGGCAGGATATAAAAAATAATTCATTAACTGTTAATAACTATAATTTAACTGTCAGAGATCTTATTAAAAAAACTAAAAAAGAATTAATCATTAGATTAAAAAATGATAGTAAAAGATTAAGAAATAAAATCCCTAAAAAGGCTGGGATATATTTAATTTTTAATGTATCGACTAATAAATGTTATATTGGTTCATCAATAAACTTACATAAAAGATTATTGGATAAACATTTACCTAGTTTAAAAAATAATAATCATATCAATGAACACTTACAATCTTCATGGAATAAATATGGTTCTAAATCATTTATCTATTTAATTCTAGAAACTTTTAATAGAGATGTTGACATTAAAGAGAGAGAACAATTTTATTTTAATAAAATTTTGATGGCGGACAAATTTATTGACAATAATGATAATTTTTTTGTTAATAACAGTTATAATAAAAGACCCGTTTCTGAGTATAATAGATCGTTAGCCAAATTAATTTCTAAAAAAATTCTACAATATAAAATAACTGGTGAATTTATTAGAGAATGGGATTCTTCTAGTGAAGCGTCAGATATATTAAATATTAAATCGATTACTAATGTTTGTAGGGGAGAGAAATTCAGTGCAGGAGGATTTATTTGGAAATTTAAAGAATCCGATGAAATCCCTTTAAAAATAAAAATTAAATATAGAAAACAACTTAAAAGTATACCTATACTACAATATGATTTAAATGGTAATTTTATTAGAGAGTGGGAAAATAGAACAGAAATTAAAAAGGTATTAGGATTTACAATTGCTGTATCTAATAAAGTCAATCATAATAGAAGAAGTTTTGGTTTTATTTGGAAATTCAAGAAATCTGATAAGATTATTAAAAAAATTAAAGTACCTAAAATTTTTAAGGGGTTGGCTAATAGAAAAGTTTTACAGTATGATTTAGAAGGTAATTTGTTAAAAGTTTGGGAAAATACCACACAAATAAAAAACGAATTGGGTTTGAAAACTATAACCGCATCTTGTAATAATAAAACTAAAACTTTATATGGTTTTATTTGGAGATACTCAACTGAAGATAAAATTCCAATAAAGATAGACTCTCCAACATATTATGAACATACTAAAAATGTTTTACAATATAGTAGTGATGGTAAATTTATTAAGGAATGGTTTAGAACTTATGATATTACAAAAGAACTTAAATTAAGTTTTAAATTAATATCAAGAGTTTGTCTTGGTCAAAGAAAAACTTATGCTGGTTTCATTTGGAAATACAAAGAGAATGATGACTATCCATTGCAATTAGATATGACAATTAATGGTCGAAAAGATGTTATCAAAAAAGTTGAACAATATGATTTGGATGGTAAGTTTATTAAAACTTGGGATAGTATAAATTCGGCGCAGAAAACTTTAAAATGTGGAGGAATATTTTCTGCCCTTAAAAAAGGTAAAAATATTTCTTGTGGTTTTGTATGGAAGTTGGTTGAATAATATTGATTTACCAATTATTTAATAGTATATTTAATTATAGTTCAAAAATGTTTAACCCTTTAATCACTATGTAGTGAAAAGACCTCCAAGGTATAAAGATAAAGTAGAAGAAAAAAAACCAGAAACCATTTTAGTTGATGGTAACGCCTTACTAAATGTTGCCTATCATGGGGCAAAAAATTTATATAATAGTAATGGTGAACATATTGGAGGACTTTTTCAATTTTTTACAATTCTAAGAAAAATAGTATTAGATCAAGAACCAAATAAACTTTTCATTTTTTGGGATGGAAAATTTAGTGGTAAATTAAGATACGAAATCTATCCTGAATATAAATCTAATAGAGATAAAAACTATGAGTATGAAGTTGCATCTGACGATCCAGTAAGGGAATTACAGAAACTCAGAATAAAACAATACGCAGAAGAATTATTCATTAGACAGTATGAGGATGATATAGTAGAGGCTGACGATTGTATTGCATACTATTGTAATACAATGTCTCCCTACGAAAAAATTACTATTTGTACTGGTGATAAAGATTTATGTCAATTGATAGATGACAATGTTAGAATTTATTTTTTAAGTAAGAAAAAATTTATAACAAAGGAAAATTATTTATCTGTATTTGATCATCATTATGAGAATGCCACTTTAGTGAAAGTCATTACTGGAGATTCTTCAGATAACATTAAGGGAGTTAAAGGAGTTCAAGAAAAAACTTTATTAAAATTAATTCCAGAAATTGTTACAAAAAAAGTGACTTTACAAGAAATTTTTAGTATACTTAAAGAAGAACAAAGTAAAAGAAAAAAACCACTCAAAGCTATAGGCAATATAATTAACGGAATCACAGATGGAATACAAGGTAAAAATCTTTATGAAATTAATAGTAAAATAATTAATTTAAAAGAACCATTATTAACAGAAAAAGTAATTTATGAAATTAATGATCTTATTGATTATCCAATAGATCCAGAAGGGAGAGATAATAAAAATTTATTTAGAATGATGAATGAAGATAAATTTTTTAATGAAATCCCAGGTAAAGAAGATGGTTATATAGAGTATATGAGACCATTTTTAAAATTAATAAAAAAAGAAAAAGAATTATTTAAAAACAATTAACATGAAAAGAGAAATCGAAAAAACACCTTACGAGTTTATCCTTTACATTAATAATAATATCGTATGTCAAAGATATTTTAACATTAAAGGTTTTAATAGAAGTTCAATAGATTCAGTAGAAATAAGAGAAATTATTGATTCTTGTTGTAATATAGTTAAAAGAGATCTTAAAACAAAGACTTTTGAATATTTGTATAAATATTTTAACCCATACGTAAAACAAGAAGAAGCTGATATTGATAGAAGAAATATTTACGAAAACGAAGATTTTTTTGATTTGGAAATCAGAGTAGAAGATAAAGGAGTTCGTAAAACTATCGCTAAACAAAGATTTAGTGGTAACATTTATCCACCAAAAGTTCGTTATTCGGTGGATATCAGAGAGTTAATACCTAAAATAATTTCTTGTATTCAAGAGGGTTTGAGTAGAAAAAATTATACAGAAATTAATGAGATAGTTTCCCATTGAGATATTTATATAAATAACAAGTTTTTAACATGAGTAATAAAAGTATAGACAGTTTAGGGTATTTAGGGCACACATTTCAACTTAAATTACTTAATCAAATATTATTAGACGATAAATTTTCAACATCAATTATTGAGGTTTTAGATCCATCTTACTTTGATAATGAATATCTTAGATTAATTTCGAGTAAAGTAAAAGATTATTATGAAAAATATGATACTATACCAGAAATTAATACTTTAGAACAGATTTTAATTGCAGAAATTAAAAGAGAAATTACCAGACAAAGCACTTTGGATGTTCTAAATGAAATCAGAGAAATTTCACAAAAAGATGGGGTATATGTTCAAGAAACTGGCTTAAAATTTTGTAAACAACAAGAATTAAAGAAGGCTAGTAAAAAAATACAGAAGATTCTTGATCAAGGAGATTTTGATCGTTATCAAGAATGTGAAGATATTCTAAAAGATGCTTTAAAAGTTGGTGATACAAAAGACAATGGAGTAGATGTTTTTACTGCGATTGACGATGTTTTATCGGACGACTTTAGAAATCCAATACCTACTGGAATACATGGTTTAGATAATTTAATGGATGGGGGATTGTCAAAAGGTGAACTTGGTGTTATATTGGCAG